TCACTCCTTATCGAGGCGATCAAAGATTTCTTGGCAGAGGGCACGAATCTCCATCCCGTACTTCTCCATCTGATCGATCACCTTGAGATCCCAAGGGATAAGTTTGCCATTCCGCCCAGCCTCATCCCTGAGAGCTACGTTGTCCCTCTGAAGCTCAACCAGCTCTCTGATGCTCTCCATCTTGTTATTGATCGCCTTAATGTCGACTACGAGCTCTGTGGTCAGACAGAAGACGTACTGCTCCGACAGCACGATTTCTTTGGAATCACGCATCAGACGCTCATGCATAAGCCTGAGCTTTGGCATCGTCTGTTTGCCCGGCTCTATCTCCTTAAAGCCGCCGGGCAGGGTGTGGAGGCCGTACGCGTTCGAAAGCTCTACAGCCACAAACATGCGCTGAACTCTCCGAACTTCGGATCTGCGATCTTCCTCCACTTGCGCATCCTGAACGTTCTTCCTGTGCGCAATGAAAGCAATCGCAGCAGCTGCAACGCCGATTACCCACGTACCAAGTGCGGCAAGCCAATCGGCGGCACTTCCACCATCATCCGCCATCTGAAGGTTGGTGGGGCCAAGGATGATCACCAGGAGCAGCAGGAGAACAATCATTCCCTGAGCCATAACGACGACTGCTATAGGGCTTTTACTCTCCCAGCCTCGCTTAAGAAGCTGCCATGCCTCTTTGAAAACCGCCATTTCTTGCTCCGTGCAACTCGTAGTGGTGGAGGGATTCTGGCATGACTGAGCCGGTTCTGGCCTTCGCCCTGTTAGGGGCCATTGCAACCGTCTCCATCGGCTGCGCTCGTATCGTTTCGTGGCTGCTCGACCGGCGTGATTACACCGCCTCTCAGCAGTCGCGCGAAGCCCAAGTCATCGCACTCGCAAAGGCTGACATTGCCGCCACCAAGCGAGGTGATCTTCTGGCCGCCGCTCGCTACGCAGAAGAGCAGGAGCGAGCCGCATGAGTAAGCATCCCTCATTCGCCGAGCTGGCCCAGCTCGATATGGGCCTCACGGCGTGCCCTGTGCTTGTCGCGCTCGTGCTCGGTGTGGCTGTCGTCTCCATCGTCATCGAACAGGCATGGCTGGGGCTTCGTCGCCTGTGGAATCTCCGGAAGGATCACTCCAATGGTCGGTGATCGCGCGGTGCTGGCCGGGTCGGGACTCCCCTCGTCTAACAGGGGAGTCAGTGAATTCAGGAACCCCGAGGGAACCCTGACGGTCGGCATTGACTGGTTCTCCGCTTCCGTGGACATGCTCGCGGTGTTGAACGAGCTGGCATTCCGTGAGGGCGACTCCTACGAAGAGATCCGGCAATGGGTCGATTTCAGCCCCGACAACGCCCGCATTGTCGCCCTGCAGATCTTCTGCTGGTTCTTCGCAGGGCTGGGGCTGGAACTGGACGAAGTAGCCGGGGGAGGGCGCTTCTACCTGTGGCGCATCAAGATCCTCAACGCTGAAAAGAAGTTCGTCGGCATGATCGAGCTTGGCGGCGAGAACTGCCGCCGCGCTGACGGCACCTATACCGCCCGAATTGAGTTGACCGGCGATGGGTGTAGGGCAGTAGCAGCAGCGCGCTGCGGCCATGCGCAGCGGTGGCTGGAGCTTCGAGCGAAGCTCGAAAGCTGCGGCGGCAGGATCACCCGCATCGACGTGTGCGCCGATGATCTTGTGGGCAACTACCCCTTGCGTCTGGCACAGAAGTGGTACGCCCAGGGCGAGTTCGATAACCGCGGCCAGCGCCCCAAGGCGCAGTTGGTTGACGACTACGACAGCGGCGATGGCAAGACCCTCTACGTGGGCGGCAAGAAGTCGGAAAAGCAGCTGCGCGTCTATGAGAAGGGCAGGGAGCAGGGCGACAAGCTGTCACCATGGGTCCGCTATGAGGCCCAGTTCCGCGCGTCCAACCGCAAGGAACTGCCGCTCGACATTCTGCGGGACCCGGCCTCCTACCTGCTCGGCGCCTATCCGGTCCTGTGCTTCCTGCGCTGCGTCGCCACGCGCATCGAGATCACGAAAGCCGCCGTTGAGGCGACGTGGAAGAGCGTTCGTCGCCACATCCGCCGCCAGTATGGCGCGGCGCTGAACTTCATTTCCAAGAACTGCCCGGACGATCAGTCACTGCGGGCAGTCATCGAATCCTGCACTTCGCCATCGCTGCCGAAGTGGGTCACAGGTGACACAGCAGCGCACTGGCCCGAAATCGCGGCCGTACAACCAACCTCCAAGGGGTAACGAAATGATCAAGGTCACCGTACTGGATTCGCAGATCAACGAGCGTGGCGGCAGCTTCACCAACGACCGCAACGAGAACGTTGAGTTCACCACCCGCAAGCAGCGCGGCAAGCTGGAGGCGGATGGCTTCGCCTATCCCTTCGATGTGCGCCTGGACAAGGGCCAGCCCGGCTATCAGGCAGGCGAGTACGAGCTGGATGTTCCGGCCATGCTGCAGGTCAACAAGGGCGTTGCAACTCTGAGCAAGTTCACCGTGCTGCGCCCGCTGCAGAAGTCTGCACCGCGCCCGGCGGCGCAGGCCTAAGTCATGGCGCGGTACGTCTACGAGTGCCTGCAATTCAACGAGCAGACCGGCACCTGTGAGCAGGCTGGATTCGTGCCGCGCACCGATATCCCCGCACTTACCACTGCCGAAGTGTCGGGGCTGTTGTCCATGGTTGCGGTGTGCTTCGCCGTGGCATGGGCATACAAGCAGTTAGGCAGGTCCGTTCGCAACTAACTCAACTACGCAAGGGGATCATCATGGATCTGGATTACAGCGCTGCACTCACCGTTCTGGCCGGTCTGGCAGCCGGTGTCGCCGCCATCGGCACCGCCAAGCTGGCACCGGCCGCAATCGCGGTTGGCTACAAGTGGTTCAAGGCTGCGATCTTCGGTTGATCGCAGTAGCACCGGGGCCGGGCAATCCGGCCCCTTTCTATGGGGGATTGGTGATGCTCGGCCTATTCGTTCTCTGCGTCGGCAGTGCCGCGCTCTACATCGCATTTGGTGACTGAATGCTCCGCACCCTGGCCTTGCTGGTGAGCCTCTTTGTCGTGCCATTGACCGCTAGCGCGTTCGACATGGGCGAAGCGATGGTGTCTTGCCAGAAGAGCCCGCAGTTCAAGGCGGGCAACTCCACCAAGCAATGCGTGGTCCTGCCGAAAAACGCCGAGGGAAAGTGCCGTGTGGCGGTTCCCGCTATCGGCGGCGGCTACATCGAATCCAGCTTCATCGCATACGAGTGCGACAAGAAGTGCGAGGACCGCCCCGAGGAGTTCGGCTGGGAGGGCGGCAGCACGGCCGGATCAGTCAACGTCTGCAACAACGGATGCATGTATGCCAGCTCGCTCGATCCGCAAGGTGCAGCGGGCTTCAGCTACCAGCCTACAGGAGGTGTCTGCCATACCTCTGACGCACCCGAACCGAAGCCCGTTGGCGATGGCGGTGGCGATGATGGCGGCGGAGGCGGTAGCGAAACAGGCGGTAGCGAAACAGGC